AAAAGAGCCCGCCAGGATTCTGTAAGATTTCGGCAACTGCTTGCTAAATTTTACGATATATGAACTGCTATTTTAATTTCCAATGAAAGGAGGGAGGATCGAGAATGGATCATTAAGTATAGAGCAGAGGTTTGTGTCTGCTGTATCAGACAGGTGGGTGGCTTCCTCTTGTGGTATTAATGGATTACGCTCGCTGCTTTTGTTTTTCTCTATACCATTTCGGCCTTCCTTTGCTGGTGCATTCTGCATAGAGATAAAGGTTTCATTACAATTATCCACATTGAATTCAACCAAAGGTAAAACGGGATCTACCTTCTTGCCTTCCTTATGGTCTGAGGTGTTCTTCAATACCTTTGCCCATATGAGGTATCGTTCCATCTGAGTAAGGGGAACTTTATCCATGCTCATATGCACGATCCATCCACGCTTCTCTAATATCATCGAGAACTCTTGTGCATAGGTAAGCTTTGAGTTGGCATGTGTAATATTACCGTCATGTCCATAAGAAAAAAAGACCTCCTTTCGGTTGTGATAATCGTAGTAGTCGCAGAAATCATTTGCCAATCGCTCCAAGGTGTCACCCTTTACATACAAATTCTTAAGGAATCTCAATGTATTAAGTGATAGCAGATATTGAGATACTGTCATCGAGTTTATATGGCTGCCCCAGTCAACGGCTATCCTTAAGGGCTGACCGCTTACCAGGTCATCATCCATGCGGCAATCAGGAAACTTAACTGCTTCTGAGTCATGATCCAATGACCCAATAAAGCCCTGGTCAAACCTGTTACTGTACCCATGATGCTTACGTGATAACGCAAAATAAAACCCTGATTCTACTCCCTCAGGAAACCAGTTAAGCATCTCCACCATAAAGATAAAATCCAGCAATGTCCTGCGCATCTCCTTGATGTACGCCCAGCCCACATTCTCTATATTATCGAATACATCGGCCTCCATGTAGAGAAACCCGCTCTTATTCTTATACCACCGGAGCTGTCGCTTAAGCACCAGGATCTCTTCCCATAGCTTCTTCATTTTAACCTTATCAGGGCAGTCTACTAATTCCAGCTCCTTCTCTACGATCAACTGACGTATAGCTCTGAAATTGTACCCGTCATTCTCATAGTACTTACCACCTTCCAGCATCCACTTAAATTCATGTCCATATCCCATAGATGAAAAGAAAAAATTACCATGGTGGAATGGGATGTGCTTAAAGTATCGCAGATTTCCCCTATTGGTAGGTACGACCTCGGAGTCCATTTTCTCTTTGTTGATCTCCAGGGCTTCATCTCCGAGATAGCCGTCTATGGATAGACCCCGGATAGTAGATCCACCACCTTCCAGTGATACCAGGTGAAAGAAAGTACCATTCCGGAAAATGATACAATGATCATAATCCAAAGGAGGCGAAAAAGGCGTCTCAAACTTATACAGCTTCGGTGGCTTTCTCCTTACAAAGAAATCCTTATCCTCACGGTACCCAAACACCTCCTGCAGGGTAGAAATAGTGGTGGGTAGCGTTCTGGTAAGTAGCTGCTTATAAGATTTTCCCACTATAGCCCAACTCGACCGGGGCATCCACTTCACTATCATATGTATAATCCAGGCGATCAAAAAAGACTTTCCCGTTCCCCTGGACCAGACATTTTTGGAGGATACGGGCTTTATTACCTGAAACAACTGCTGAGGTTTATTAAAAATCGTTTGCTTTGCCTGCATTATTCCTCTGTTACATTTTTGCTGTCTTCCACGATCTTCATAAAGCCATCACCATCCACCTCTTTATTCTGAACTGCCTCTATCACCTCTCCAGCGATATCATCTGGCAGCTCCTCATAATCGTCAAGGTCTATCGTCCTGGGAGAGCCTTCGCCTGTCTGGATGACCAGCACAAACCGGGAAGTAGGCGTACCCTCGTCTGTAACATCCGATATCGCGTACAGGTCTTTTTTTATTTCTCGCATTTCTGATATGGCCCGGTTCATCTCCTTGACGTTACGCTGCTGTGCTGCCAGCTGGAAAGTTTTCATCGCATATTCTGAAAGCAGGATCAATGAGGCATGATAAGGCACATCATTAAGATTTCCCCACAAATTAGTGGCATGCTTAAGGTCGTACCAGGCGGTACGTTGGGATATTTCTCCTATCTCCGGATCTTCTTTGCATCCCTTGATATGGGCATCTACCGCCTGGGTGGGTGAATGGTAGTTTAGCAGGAGCGACCAGATTTTAAACCATCTCCGCATGATCACATCATCGCCCTTATGGAGTTGCTTTTTCTCGATCTTATTGATCATATAGGCAGATATCCTATCCTCAGGATTATCCAGCTTTATCTTTACTTTGCCTCTGTTTTCAGGAAATAGCCCCATGGTTCATTTCTTTTAGTCGTTCCTCTATATTCCCATTTTGCCTGATCCTGCGCTGTACCTCTCCCTGCTTGTCTTCCCTTTTTTTATTCTTAGCCAGGTAGGCGGTATTATTATTGATCATCATGTGAAGCTCCCATGCATTAGTCGGGATATGATCGGATTTATTTTCATTCTCTGCCTGGTCATCCGGCAGCTGACCATCATCATAGTAACGGTCCAGTTTTCTGCCTATAGCCAGGATGGTCTTGGCTATAAGGTGACGGTCTTCTTTTCCTTTGGTATGGAATAGCGACTCATGGAGCTGGCTTCGTTTTCTGATGAGATCCAGAATCGGTTGTGGTGTTTTTGGTTTTACTTCTGCTTCGGGTGTTTCTTTGATCAGATCGGTCAGGGCATTTTTTAGCTTCGAAAAAGTGAAGCTTGTCTCAGGTAGCAAAAAAAGACTTAATAAGGCCTGATCCTTCCCGTACTTTCTGTAAAGCATTACCCCTTCTTCATAATCCGGATGATCTAACCAATGATGGATTTGATCTTTCATAGCTCAGCATCTAGTCCCGAAAAAAGCTTCTCTCTATATTCCTCCTTCACATATGGAGTAAGGTATTTCTTAACAGCATTAATACCTCCTGATGCATACGCCCTTTTTAACCTCCTGAAATGATTCTTTTTGTTGTATAGTGGGATTTCTTGAATGTATTCCTTCTTAGGATCTACAGGTATACTTTCCACTTCTTTCTGACCGGATTCTATAAGTTCTGTACCTGATAGAATGACAGCAGACTTAGCAGCGTAGCTTTCCAAAGGCAGGTTTTTGGAAATTGCCAATAATATGCGGTTTGCTCTTTTGGTAGGTTTCATGAGCCAAACATAAAAAATGGCAACTGCCAAACTGAGGACATAAAAAAAACGACCCTGACAATGTCAGAGCCGTTTCCCCATAAACCCGGAATTCAATAAAATAGCACTTTCTTTCATAAGGAATTAACTTACCGTTTTCATCCAGATTGCATTTTAATACCCAAGTATTGTTGACATTTCAAAGAGGATTATTAAAATCATTTTTCATTAACCTATCTTTCAAGCCTTTAAAAAAAAAGAAAATAAGTAAATAGTTTATTATTCTATTTTTTAACTAAATATATACCAATCCTTACATAAGTCAAAGAAGCTATTAGCCAAAGATTGTAAAGCAGAATCTGCTAAATGCAATCCATCGACTAGTGTTGTAAGCCCTTCCGAATCCACTAGATACACATTTGCATCTGCTGCATCTGTGTTTACTTTTGCTGTTCTTACCGTTCCTGCATAAGTTCCAGAAGTGCTTTGAATATAATATTCTCATTCCACTCTCTATAGATTACTTCATCTATATATGGATAACCATCACCAGACTGACTTGCAGGTAAAGATGTTGAGGCATAAGCATAGCTTCCATCATCTCCGCAATTGGTCTTGTCGGATATTTTTTTTATTTCTAAAGATAACTGGTTACTGCTCATTTCTTTTTCTTGTTAGGGCGGTATTTCATTTTAGGGTTAGTGGTATTATGAAACTATAAATTTCCTTAAATGAGGAAGTCCATCTACACCAAAATCAGTAGATATACCCCAAGTTAAATTCTTACTATTGTACTGATTAGTGAAATTATCCTCTCTATAATATCCGCCAGCATACGGAGGTGTAATTGAAGGTTTTACAATATTCCAATCAGTTAATCCATTAGCACTATCTAAGACAGAATCGTGTAAAGATGCATCAAATCCCTGGTGGGATATAAGAGACCTTAAATGTGACCCATATCTAAATATCATTACTTCATGACCGCTGTTATAAATAGGATTATCAAAATACTTGACAAAACCACTTAATGGTGTTGCTGAAATTGCTAAGCCATGTCTTGTTTGATTTGGTGTCTCTCCTAGTTTCCTTCCCTTGTAATAGAAATATATCTGACTACCTTGTATAATCATTTGTGCATCATCAATTCTCATACTATCAAAATCAGAAGCAGTTTCACTAGGTTCTATCAAAGGGTTATCTATACTCTTTATGTAAGGGAATGTCTCTATATTTTCAACTGTTTGCCATGCAACTCCCATTCTTGTTTTTGAGGTGGCCAAATCAAAAGGCGCATCAACACTTGTATAATACACGTACACTATATTATCCAAAATCAAAACGTTTGGGGTAAATGTGGAATACTCATCCCATTGCCCTGTAGTTCCTCTCGGTATCGCTTCCCCTAATTCAGTCCAACTTACTGTGTCTGTTGATTTTGCTAAATAAACTGTTGAATTATAACCAGGAGGTGTTATACCTGTACCTTCATAACTATAATATACATAATAAGTATTCCCAATTTTAAAAATATCGCTTGGATCACGCCTTGATACTCCTGACTCCTCACCTATACCAGTTATGTTTGAATATGTAAAAACATAATTTTTATTATCAATTTGATTGCTTGATACATCCGATAAAAGGCTAAAGAAATTCCTCATAACGTTCTTATTTTTATGTTACTTTCGTCCATGCTAGTTGCTGTCCCATCAAGCCCCCCTATACTGTCTTGTATGTTTACTTGATTCATATTATATGAATGAATTGGAATTACATCATCATTATCAACATTCGACTGTGTTAATGCCTGATCGTATATTTTCAAGTTATCCATATTGTCATCATTGAACTTATTTAAATTGGCTTCATCTCTTCCAATTAATAAAGGAACTGAATTTGTTATTGTACCTGTTAAATTGTTTTGTATTACATTATTAGTTTCTAAAACTTTATTAAACCATATCTTAACTCCGCTAGCATTTGATGATCCATCATAGCTGACATGTATCGTTGTCCAAGTATCTAATGGTATTGCGTTTGTGCTTCTAACTACCATAAGATTTGTATCTACATTATTAGATATTAAACCAAATTGTAATATTCCAGAGGTTGTTAATGTTTTTATTTCATATCCTTTAAAAAATGATGCCGATGGAAGAGCTTTATTTATAAAGGGTTTTTGATTATTGTAGATTGTTGTTTTCATATCAAAAGAAAAGGCGAATGCATCCGTTCTTTCAAAATTTATGCTTTCATTATGTGGTATTGATATATAATCACCTAATAAAAATTTTAAATAATAATCTAGTTCACTATCTTGTGTAATAACTACTCCTAAGGTATTTGCACCATTTTTCGCAATCATTATTGTGTTGTCTACATTTAATTCATAGTTACCATATATTTTCACACGGCTTGAATAACCTAAGAATAATGGTTCAGAGGAATCATTGTGATAAATGATTGCTGAACCTCCTATTATAGAACCTGTTTCATCTATGGTAATATTTCCAGTTAATGGAGTTGTTTCTCCGTAAATTCTTGATGCTATATTGTCCAGTAAAATGTCTCCTGTTGCTACTTCGCCAGTTATTACATTTGTGACCCCTTCGCCGTCACCCCCACCTATGCTAAAAGCCGCGTCAAACTCAGCCATTAATAAGTCCATGGTGGCAAAATAGACATTGGAACCTTCCACCACCTTGTAAAAATCCGATCGGTCGGCCACAATAACCGGTTTATTGTTCATGTTAGAGATATAGACTTTATCATTATGTGGCTCTACCTCATAGTTGCCTTTCGGGTACCTTTTCCCGTTTAGTGCAAAATATCCCGTTCCTTGGGTGATTTCTATTTCTGCCATTTTCGTAATTTTTATGTCTTGATATTGGTGGCACCAATTTCATTATTAATAACAAAATTCAGGAGGACATAAAAAAAACGACCCTGACAATGTCAGAGCCGTTTCCCCATAAACCCAAAATAACTACCTACTACTATCTGCTGTCAATTTTAAATATCATGCATTATACCGGATCAGGGAACATGGTCAATACTCCCTCATAGAAATATGGCTTACCATAGTTACTGATCGTAGCCGTCACTCCCTGATAGCCACCGTCCACTCTTCCAGAGTTGAATGAGTACATTACCTCACATTCGAGGCCATCCTCTCCGAGCTGGATGTATTCACCGGCAAGGGTCTCCACAAGTGTGATCCAGTCTCCTGACTTCATCTGCTGTACAAACTCGATCACCTCTGCCGTAAGGCCGGGGTGCTGTGCTGTTAGGGATGGATTATTGGTGCGTGATTCACGCTCGCCCACCATCTCAGCCACCAGCTCAGCTGTAGCCAGGGTGGTGTGCATCCCTATCCATCCAAAACCTGTCTTAAAGGTGTGGTCTGCCGTGATCCTTAGCGAATCCCCCGGATTCTCAAAGGGAGCCACAGGCACCGCCAGGGAATCAAACCAATCCCGCTCTGCCAAGTAGATGTTCTTTCGCAGGCCGGGAGCATTGTCCCTGGTTTTGTTCTTTTTTAGTGTCTGATAGGCCATTACTTATTCCCCCTTTCTTGCAGGCAGTAAAAGCCCTTTTTGACACAAAACTCAAGAAGCTTCTTATCTTCCTTCAGTGAATCTTTATCGATGGTCACAATCTTGCCATCAAACCTCGCTGTAGACTTCTCATCCACCAGCTCATAACTTTTGCCGCCTACCTTGAAAATAGGATTAGGGCTTAGCTTTTCATTTTCGGCTTCTTTCTCAGAGAGGGCCTTGTTAAGCTCTTCTATGATTTTGGCCTGCTCGGATACCTGGGCTTCCAGTTCCTTTATTTTTTTTGACTGATCTTCGTTAGCCATATTGTCTTTTGCTTATGTGATAAGAAAGTGGCCCCCTCTCAGGGGCCACGTTAGATTAATACCTTGCTGTGATGATACCTGCAGTGATCACACCGCCCTGGTCATTCGTCACGACAAACTCCGGTACCTCAAAGGTCAATACCTTCTTCCAGTCATTCAGCATCTTCACAGCCCTGTCGGCCTTCTGCATGTCAAACATCCCGTTGCTGTCCTTAGCGATAGGTCTTACCCTGTTGATCGCTGGCGTAGTCCATACGTGATCACCGGCTCCGGCCATGGAGTGAAGCGACTGCACCTGAGCAGTAGTCTTGTCTATGCCCAGCAAGTCAGATACCTGCGCATAGTTCATGTTATACTTTATCCTTCTGCCGTCCTGGTACCTGTTTTTCAAGTCCTCAGACATGAAGACATAGTCCAGCTTTCTCCTAAGCTTAGGATCTATGGCCTGCATCCAGTCTTCTACCTCTGTGACGAAAGTCTCAGGTGTAGTAGACCATGCTCCGGAGTTATTTACCACACATCTGCTGGCCGTCCTCATTTTGGCTATCTGCGTATGGATACCATCCACAGCAGCATTAGCCGGACTGGCAGCACTCGCACTGGCAAGTTCCCTGACATAAGTAGTGCCTACTACTTCAGGAGTGGCATCATAGCCAGTGACCTGCCATCCCCAGTACGCCTGCTCTTCTTCCTGCTCTTCATTGATCTTAGGCAGGAGCATTTCACGAACATACCATTCAAGGATAGGCCACTTGGAGCGGTCTACCTCAGGGATATTGGCCAGAAAGCCCAGCCATGAGTTCCTGAAAGCATCAGGGACAAAGTTCTGATCCACCTTATACTCTCCAAGCTTGGTCTCCCATGGCTTGAAAGTCAAAGTCCCCTTATCCACAAATGGGATAGAAAACGCCTGCGTCACTTCGTCTATGGTAGACAGAGATGACTTGAAATAATCCCCGTCATTGGGTAGCGTGCGAAAAAACGCCTCCGTCTCAGACGGGGCAAATAGCTGCTTCTTGATGTCCTGGGTAGTCTGCCCCTCGGGAGTGTAGCGCGCACCCCATTCGTCTATAATCGCCTGAATGTTAATTGTTGCCATAGCTCTATGTTATGAAAAGTTCTTGATTTCGTTGAGTGCTTCCACGTTGTGGGCGTAGTTCAGAAACTCCTGAGCATCTCCATCACCTTCACCATTACCGCCTTCGGCTTTCTCCTTAGGTGGCTGGTTGTGACTGGCACCGGGGTTCTTTCCGTACTTTTCGGCCTTTTCCTTCCATTCGTCACGCTCGGTGGTCATGGTGGCAAGGTCATTTCTGACAGTCGTAAGCTCACTGCTCGCAGTGTCCACATTTCCTGTCAGCTCCTGAATCCGGGCATTAGCCGTTTCCAAACTCTGATTGAGCGCTTCCAGGCGCTCTTCGGTCACCATTGGAGTCTCCTCTTCAGATGATACATTGGCAAATCCCAACGCCGTCAGGATCGCCGTTAAGGCTGCTTTAAATCTCATACTATTTTTATTTGGTTGCTCAGTTTGATTGCTGTTTCCCTCATTGCCTCCGGCCATACGCATCAGTTCGTCCAGTGCATTAGGCAGGCTGTCCAGTCCGTCTATCAGCCCATTTTCCAGGGCTTCCGGTCCAGAGTAGACTTCCCCCTTAAGGGCAGGAGAGTCAGCGGCTATGGATGGCCTTCTGGCCTGTACATGACTGATAAATTTACCCGCCATCTCAGACAGCCTGGCGATGATCTTTTTCTCATCCTCTTCCGTGAGAGGCTCTATGCTGTTGGGCCTGTTCTTAAGCTGGCTCTGCTCAGCGCGAAAGATCCGCACATCGCCTACATTCTTTTCCAGCACCTTGGCCTGATTGATATAGATAGACTGCACGCCTACGGAGCCTATGAAGTTTTCATTCTTACTGTTAGCGATCACCTTATCAGTAGCTATCGCCTGCCAGTAGCCGGCACTTGCGCCCAGACCATCGATGAAAGCCATGGTGGGCAGTGAAGTTCCCATCAGATCTTCTGACCAGTCCTGTGTGCCATCCACGGTACCTCCGGGACTATCGATATAGAGCATTACAGCCTTGTACCGGTCATCCTTTTCTATCCTGGACAGCATGCGGGACAGCTCCATATATCCGGGACCGTACCATCCGCCCATTTTCTGGGTGGGGCCTATCACAGGGATCATGGCCACCTGCGGGTGAGACTTAAAGAATATCGTGGAAGATTCAGGATTATACCCTATGTTTAGCCCTGCCTCATAGGTCTGAGCAAGGTCAGATATAGACACAGGCGTCAGGCTTTCCGGATTTTCAAAAGCCGTGAAATGCTCCATCAGGTAGCTGTCATCTACCGCCAGGAGCTGTTTGATATCTTTTTTTTTATTCACATTACGAAAATAGGGTGGCTTTATCATCAGATAGAGGACATAGAAATTTAAAGTGAGATTATAGACCTTTCCAGGCGTTCAGATTCTGTTAATGTCCCTGAATTATAAGCAATAGCAGTGAGAATATCCGGATCATCAATAGTCCCTGGATTGGCATCTGAAAAAGAAGGGTTAATGTAATAGTTTATTTTTTCTTATTAAGGTTCAGTGACTAGCGTGCTGTAGACCTCAGCCGGCAAAGTAGGATGGCCAGTATTGCATACCGCCATTAATTCAGGAAATCCGTTGACCGTAGTCCAATCCATTCCTATGATCTTAAAGGGCGTAAAGTAATAGTTCACCTCATAGGTGGTCAGGTCTTTGGTTCTGAACCACCACCCAGCAGCCCCATATAAGTACAGCCATTGGCCTATTTGGATCATCCCTTCCATCTCCTTATTAGAATCCAGAGGGATCAGCCTCTCGGACCAGGTGTCCCCAAAGTCATCGCTCACGGTGATATGTCCAAAAGTCCCGATCCCATCTCTCAGGACGACTACATGGTTAATAAAATAGGTCGTAGCCTTGAATAGCCTGTTATTGACCATGTTCTTAGCCGTGTATGTCACACCATAGTCGGTGGACAACTGAAACCTGTTCGTCCCATCATTGGAAACTATCCATACCTTACCAGCCCCGTAGCCTATCGCCTGGAATGCATTGGCAGCAGCTACTGTAGCTGCCGTGAAAGTAGCCCCATCATCTGTACTGTACAGTGCCTCCCCACTGCTCGCACAGGCTACCCACCTACTGCTCCCGATGTACTTTATTGCGGACAATAAGACACCAACCCCTGATCCTACTGTCGCCCATGATCCTCCTTTATCTGTGCTTCGGTGAAAGTTGTTAGGTGCGTTATCACTAGAGACCATTATAGTGGTGTCAGAATCCGAGATATCAAAGTCCCTAAAATTATGGGACCCTGTGGTTCCAGCTGAAGGAATAAATGTCTGCCCATCTAAAGAACTATAGAACCTGTTATTTATCCCGGTTGTTTTGATCGCATAAAAATTACCCCTCCTGCCTATTATCTTTCTGAAAGAATCAATATTAGTTTCAGCAGTCTGCACCAGCGCATTATTAGATCCGGGGATCAAATCCTGATTAAACTTGAAATGGTTGTATAAATCACCACTGTCTATCCTTTTCAGAGAACCCTCCGTAGGTACCGCATCCCTGTAGTGCATCAAAGCCTCTGTGACCGGATCAAAGTAAAACCTGTCATCATCCACAGGTGTGCCTTGTGTACCAGTAGATGGCTGAAATCCTGCATTGGTGAAGCTCTTCCACTTTCCCTCTGCCCGCTCAGTGGTGAAGTTAGCACTTAGGAATGGATCAGCTCCCACCACATCTCTGTCCAGGTAGTAGATGCTATCTTCGGCAAATACGATTTCCAGTATATTGCCATAGACTATCGCCTCCCATGGCCTGATGCCACTTCCGGCACTACTGCCCACCACCCGCCATGTGGAGTTCACCACACCCAGCGCACTGACAGGCTCTATGCCCACATTATTGGTGATATTACTTACCAGCCACAGGTCACGCCATAGTACCGGCTGTATGTCTCTGGGATAAGTCACGTCCACTTTCCAGCTGGCGTCCACCTGAGGATCTACACCACCCACGGCCATGTTATTGGTTATGGCTAGAAATGCACTGCGGAGTTTCTCTACAGTGGTATTGCCTTTGCTCCCCGGCACTATTATACTCCTTATGAAGTTGCTGATATCATTCCAGGATTGAAAATTACTCATGGTTGTGTGATTTGATAATTGTAAGTGAATTCACTCTCTATATTTAAGTCAGACCCGGCAGGCACCACGAGTAGTGGCGAATAATTAAAAAATACCTGAACAGGCTCCTCCCCTGCCGGAGCTTCATTTTCCGGAGCAGTGACCGTGCTCGCAAATAACATTTCTAAGGTAAAGTCAGAGGTCATGTCTATCCTCCCCCCAGGCTCCACATCGGCTACCTTCGCATCATTGACAAATAACGCCACAGACGATCCTATCACAGGCTGCTGCGGGGTGCCTTCGCCTACGGGTATCTTACCAAACCAGGGAACAGGCTTATACTTGGTATCTCCCGATAGGGAAAATCTGTATTCGTTATTATCCGATGGAATAGACCCGCTGCCCTGATCTGTGCGAAAGGTCAGCAGCTCGTCCGGGTGGCCGATCTGGTACAGGTAGCCGTTAAGGTCTTTGATGATGATGGCGTACCGCTCACCCCGCATCTGGTGCAGGGCTGCTTCCAGGTCGGGGCGGTATTTCTTGATCTTTCCCCTCAGCTCCACTTCGAATACCACACCTGACCTGATGGTGGGTGCCTGTACCACTAGCTCCAGGCTGTACTTCACCGCACGGGCCAGATTCCAGAACTTACCCTCCTTAGGAATGATGCGTTCATAAAAGTCGACATGGGATATATCCTGCTCACGGATAAACCAAAAACGGTCTACCCCTCCATAATTATCGCCGGAGACAGGGAAGATAAGATCCATGTCCAAAGTTTAATAATATGCGTCAAAAATCAGGGGACAATTTGCACGGTTGTTTTTTTGTTTTTGCGGGATTTTCTGTACCTGAAGTAGCTTTTTTTGATCCTGTCGTACCAGTCCACACTTCCCTCGTCCAGTTCGTATCGTTCTATCCACCGGAGGATGGCCTTCTTATTGTTCATATCTGCCATCTCCGCCGCCATGATCCAGGTGATGCAGTGGCGCATCATCACCTTTTCCAGATAGGTATTAAATATATGCGTCTGGTAAGGATTAAGGTGGACACATCCCTGGTCAAAGGTGAAGCTGTCAGAGATCATTACCTGCAGGCTGTCTGTCAGTCCCGAGGTGGCGAAGTACTTCTGGTCCCGAAACTTCCGCCTTCGGAGCAGGTGGAAGAGAAAGAGACCCATGTCGTCTTTTTGTGAAAGGATATAAGGCGTATCGTAGAAGTCCTGAATGTACTTCTTAAGGTGTGGGCGGATGGGAATGTCTATAGAGATCAAAGGCTCAGCTCGTTTGGTCCCCTAAAAATACAAAATCCAAAGAAAAACCCAACCTTTAGTTGTGAAAATCACAACATTAAGTTGGGTTTGCAAAAAAATATATTGTGGGGTTTAAGATTTTTTTTTACCTGTCTGCATCCTGCAGCGCTTCGGCATGTGAGAGCACTTCCATTATCACGCGATAATGAAACACCTTCGTTCGCCTTTCGGTAAGTTCTGGCTCAGTGTCTGACTGCACCCATTCGAGAAAGAACTCGGATAAGCTTCCCTTGATTTTTTTCACATCATCACTGATCATCATTAGGTCCATGACCTCTTCTGACTTTGTCTGTAATAGCCTCTGGCCGTCCTGCATTTTTTATTGGGTAAATAAGTTAAATGAGGGGAGGTATGTGCAAGACAGCATCATAAGAACCGATAGCTGAGGGCCTTTCACCCATACGCCTCCCTTTTTCTTTATTTTCAGCCATTTCATAGATGTTGATTCTTTGGTCTGTCTTGCACTATAAATATACCATTTATACCGGATTTAACACCGTTTGTTACTAACTAAAAAGTTTTGTTAATTGGTATGTTTGGTTAGGTTCAATTAACAGTGATCAATTAACAATTGTTAGATATTGATTTTATCTATTGAATTTTGGGTTCCATTTTTTGATCAGGATATTAACACAATGTGTTAATATCCGAGTTATGATCCAGTGAGGACGGCATTTCCGAAGCATCAACCACCATCCTCACTATCCTTTTCTTTTATTTTTTCCCTTCGCTCCTGGTACAACATGATAGACTTTGCCCAGCGAGGAAGGTCTTTGGATGGTGCTAACTGATTTTGAACCGATCCATAAGCCAATCCAAGATGTTCAGCCAGATCATGGCGTGAAATCTCTGCTTCATTTAGCAGGGATTCAAATTTTTCATGTTCGGTCATATCATTGATCCTAATTTTGTTTCTATATCTGAGTCAGTGTCTCTTTTGAATATCCTGACATAATCCCCTTCATTTGGGTGTGGAACAGAACTCATATCCAACCACTCTGATACAGATCCATCCTTGAATGCAGCCACATAATAGTCTGGAGATATACATTTCTTTTTTTCCTTAATAATTTCTAATTGAGTTTTCATATTATTTTTGAGTTTTTGCGATTAATGACCATCCTGATTTATTTCCTTTGTCTGTTACCACTGCTACATAAGGAGTCATTGAAATGTCGGTTTCATCAACTTCGTAACCTACAATGGTTTCACCTTTAAATTTCATTCCGTTTAATACTGTCCCAACTTCTAAGGCATTTTGAGCGAAATGATTTGAAAAATCAGTGTAGTTGTTCATTTTTTCTAATTTTTCTACGATTTGATTTTTTGTAAGTGTCATGTCTTTGTTTGTTTTAATTGTTATGTAAATATACAATATATATATTATAATGCCAAACAATTTATAATATATTTATTAAAATATTTTCCCCAACGCTCAAAAAATAAAAGAAAAGCGCCTCCTAAGAGTTGAAGATCTAATCCGTTGATGTCCTCACCAGATCATAACACCACCTTGTCTCAATGGCCCGCACGAACCAACCGCACAACCAAAGCCACTAAGACAAGCTGTCGGACGTTGGAAAACATTAAGAATAGACAAAGTCCGTCCAATGAATTACAACGCCATAGAAAGGTTTATTGAACCATTCCCAAAATTCATCTTCAGAATCAAAGCCATCATTTTTCGCAAACATTTCATTGTGATTTTTGTCCAGTAAGTGCATCCCGCCATTTAGCCCAAGATATATTTCTCTGCTTTCGGGGTAAAGCTCAACCGATTGATTCCATTTACAAAAACCTTGCTTAAACTGATTATACTTTTTTGTCCTTACACCAGTAGCAAAATGAATCTTCATTCCTTGTTGCCATCGTCTATTCTTATCTTCCCGAATAGTGTGAATTTTTCTGCCGTCAAGTATTTTATCGACAAATTGTTTTTTGAATCCAAGTACCATAATAACGTTTGCCAACACTGCATAAAATTAAGCGGGCAGTATTGGGCTTTTTAGCCGCTTGTGGCTCTCTATTTAAGTTAGTTTCGGGCGGATAGTTCCGAGCCTTGAAAGACCGCCTAATATTATGCTTGACCGTCGTTAAACAAACCCGCTTTTACACGATATGTACTCCTGAAAGCTGATCACGCGGTAAGAAATGAATTCTGATTTTTTATTGCCATGGGCTTTAAATTTAGCCTTTGATAGCCCGGCTACTTTTGTATTTATTCCTATTACTCTGCCGTCAGGATATCTTAGGAGCAGGTACCTGTGTTTTTCGCAGGATTTGAGTACCTGGCTTACGGTCATTCTGTAGTTATATGGCTTATCCATCTTTTTCTGTTTAAAATAATTTATCACCTGATGATGCTATAATAGATGACTTCGCCCGTGGCTATGATCGTGTGGATCTCTATCCGCCCACGGTAGCAGGAGTCGTATGTTATTTCGATTTCGCTTTTCATTTTTTCTAACTTCTAACTTCTAACATCTAAAATCTAACTCATCTCACAAACACCACCACCCTCTGCTATCCACAGCAAACCTTTACCGATCATATGCTGCACCCAGCGGCCATTTGTTCTTTCGCTGACCACTCGTGGTACCATGTTTCCATCCTCGAGCTGCTGAAAATACAGCTGTCCGAGTTTCCTTTTCCATCCCTGACTGGTATCCTCCTGTAGCTCACGGATGGATTTCACCCGTTTTATGCCGATTTTTACCTCTTTTTTTTCCAACACACGAAATGCGTTCCAACTGTTCCAACTGTTCCAACAAACCGAAAAATCTTTGATTCCAGCCTATGGAGGCGGTTTTTATCAAAAAAACCTGTTCCAACGCTGTTCCAACAAAACCAACGTGTTCCAACACGTTCCAACACTGACCAACGCTGTTCCAACAAATCCACCCTTCTTTTTTTGATACAATGTCCCTTTATAGCCTTTAAATAAGGTTTTTTAATTTTGTTGGAACATGTGGAACAGTTGGAACAGAAAATGGGGGTTGCGGGGATAAAATTATTTTCAGAGCGGATCATTAGAATAACGTTGGTGATTGGTTATTAATCTCGGTTTTTGAAAAACCAAATTTTTCTATATCATATTTCCTTTGTATAATTCTGGAAACCCATTCAACACCTTTGGTATGAAAATCTTTTTTGATTTCAAACCCATAACTTTTCCTTCCGCTCTCTATTGCTGCTACCAAAGTGCTTGCGCTCCCAGCCACTGGATCAATTACTACTTCACCTTCGTCCGTGAAAATTTCAATTAGTCTTTTAATCAATTTCACAGGTTTTTGAGTGGGGTGTATTTTGAATTCACTTTTCATGTCTTTCTCCCAATCTATGCAGTTCATTACCATTTTGCCGTGGTTATTGAATTTAGGTAATTTATCCCTGTAGAATAGTAAGGCATATTCACAATTACCTACAATTCTCATGTTAGCCTTAAGCACCTGAGCTGAAAAGTTTTTCCTAAAGACAAGATTTATATATTTCATCAAACCGTATCTCTTAGCTAATTCAATAAGAGGAAATTGCTGTTCAAAAGAACAAAAAACAATCATACATGGGGCTTTCCCCTTTTCCTTTGGCTCTTTTTTCATCATCTGAGAGCAGAAATGCATAAACTCTGCAGGTCTAAAATCTTTGTCAGTATCAAAAAACTCTTTTCCAGCTAATTCAGAAGATCCATTTTTATTATCTCCACCTATATACCAGCTAGGATTTGATCCATATGCGTTTTTCCCTATGTTATATGGAATATCTGCAATAATTAGCTGAGCCTTTGGTATATTATACCTCTTAAAGTTTTGGAAATGATCTCTATATAGGTTTGTTTCTATTTTCATGATTTCTTTTTTAGAACAATTCATCATTTTCTCCTTCCTTTTTTTCGAAAACTTGCTCCGGATCATCCTCCGGGTTTTGGTCTTCATCGTCTACCTGGAAGTTGACACGGTCGAAGTTATAGCCGGCGTCTTCCAGGTACCTGTACTCAAAGGCATAGGCTGAGCTGGCAAAGTTCCGGTCTCCATTTTTAAACCTCGTACTGCTTACCATCCCGATAAATCCGGGGCTGTGGCTGAGGTAGTGCGCCAGGGAGCCTTTGTCCATGCCCTTCTTTTCTCCCTGCTTGCGCAGTGCCTCCTGGTACTTAGGGTGGGCAGTGGCCAGACGGATATACAGCACCTTTCGCATTCCGCCCAGGTTTCGCTCTACGGTCTTTCGGTCTACGATCACCTTTACCATCTGCCTGTCTTCGATCTTGAAATCTTCCTCATCCTTAAGCTCGCCCTCAGAGATACAGTACTCCACCATGTCCCAAAACTGGTTGGTCTCCTTGGCATTGCTGATCAGGGCGTTTTGCGATCGGACATTGCGCAGCATCACGTCCATGAAGTCGTCCCAGCTGTAGGGAAAATTGAGTTCGTCCTTTAGGATACGGTAGGTAGTGGCCACTACACAGATGTTCTTAACGATCCGGCTCTCGATGGTGGGATCATCCTGCAGGGCGGTAAGGATCTCTTTCTCTACCTTATCGAAGGTCGGGAAATATTCCTTTTCCATCTTCTCCCGAAAGATGGTGATGGCTCCGGTCAGGTGGCTGAGGCCCTTCTCCTGTAGCTTCTGCAGCTTACTGAGCTGCTCCTTGTCTTCATCAGAAAAGGTGGTCTGGTAGTATTGCAGCAGGATGCACCTTTTGAAAAGCGCATTGTCAGCGATGGGAAGCTCTTGCCCTGAGATATTACAGGCAGATTCCACAGGAGTGGTGTTCGTCCTGTTGCTGGTGCCTCCCGTCTGGCTCCACTCTGACTTCACATGCCCGGCACCATCATAGGCAGACTTTAAGTCCTGCACCCGCTTCATGTCCATATTATTATTGTACTCATCAAACCAGATGACGGCATTTCTGAACTGGGCAAATGTCCGGTGAAAGGCTACAGCTGTACCAGCGTTCAGCATAAATGGCTTTCTTTCCAAGCCGAAGAGGTACTGGATAGACCAGCACATGGTACTCTTGCCCGTACCGGGTGGGCCAAAGTGGAAGAGGTGCGGGAAAAACTTAAACCTGGCATATATCATGTCCCGGTAAAGGCTGCTCAGGTAATAGGCCATGCCTATCATGCCATTGTCCCCGAAAACATTATAAAACAGTCTGGCCCAGTCGGCAAACTTGACATCAGGCCGCTTCACATAGACAAACTTCTTCTCCATGTCATACTGGTCCTTCTCGTCCTTGTATATGCTGGACATCGCCGGGATGAAAAAGTACTTCTCCTCAGCCTCCCTGTCGTTCTTCTCCACCAGGTGGCGAATGATCCCATAGGTATCTACCTTGTCAAAGTGATCCTTTCGAAAGGCACCGTTCGCAAATGCATAGAACCCCTCATCCTGCCATCCGAGCATTTTCACCTCTTCGGCATCCTTGGTATGGTCGTACAGCTTGCGCTTGATCTTGGTAAACTGCACCTTGGACCCTTCGAAAAGGAAATTTCCCTGCCCCTCACAGAATACCTGAAACTCGGTCATGCTTACCAGGGCCTTTGCCGGAATGTCTATGATGTACTTGATGCCAAATATATTCTTGATCTCAAAGAGTCGCTTTGGATCGGTCTTGGACTTGATCAGGTACAGGGGCCGAATGGTAAAATTACTAATCCGGTCAAAGTGCAGGGAAAGGTTTCCCTTGTTTTCGCTCCCTGTGAAGATCCCGTACCAGGTGCAGTTCTTGTATTCGATGAAATTATACTTGGCAACATCCCGCATCAGTGCCTTATGGTCAAAGCCCTCCATCTTTTCCATACCATCCGGCCAGGTAACGGATATCTCATTGGCATCTATGCCCTCAGCACCTTCGGCGGCTTCTGATCTGGCGGTCTTGATATACCGGATATCTACCCCATGCGCTTTAGCCTTGGCAAAGAAATAGCCTGCATCCTTATGCGGTGTGCCAATGGCCAGATTATAGGCAGCATCCGTGGTCTCAGGTTCTATATTGACCACAGACTGTATCTTCCGGGCAATACTGCGCCCCCGCTCTCCGAAGCAGGCGAGAGACTCCATCATGGTGAAGGTATTGACCTCACTGCTCAGCATGATAGGAACCTGGTCTACATAGATCCGCTCGGCCACCTGTGTGGCGCGCTTGTATTCCTTTTCGTCCGGCCTGATCCTTTTGACCGGCTGGGCTGTCACCTCTCCGGTGCTTTCATCGATGCTGTAGTCTGTGCGGCAGTCCATGGCATGGTTAAGCTCATGGTAGAACTTGTCTTTATCTCTGTATCCATCCTTAATGATGGCATCGGCGATGTCCCATCCTTCGGGACTGGAAGGAAAAATATTGATAGACATGATATCCTCCGGATCATCCCTGAGATCAGCGAGCAAGTCCAGCCACTGTATGGTCTTAGACTTCTCATAGCCTGCAGGGTCATTGTCCACCAGATTTCTAATCCGGCCCTTGTATCCATGGAATAGCTCAAACTGCTCGTACTTCATCCCATTGCTGCCACCCGTAGCGAGCCAGTTCACACCGGGGAAAAACCAGGAGGCGATCAGGGCGGTCTTTTCAGATTCCACCAGGCAGGTGTTCTGCTCAGGGTCCCATAAGTGGGCACCATAGAAGCAGCGGTCAAACTTATAATGGTCTTGCCATTCTTCCAGCTGTTTGGGATCAATAAGGATGCCCTGCTTTTTCAGATAGGACTTGCCCAGGTAGTGCGGGAAGTAGGCGGGCGAGCCGTCAGGCTTTTCGGATTTGTCCCGCTTGCCATCCGGTGTATAGACCACAAACTTCACATTAACTGCCTCCCCTGCCAAATTGGACAAAACAAAGGCATCGAATTTCCATGAGGAAAACAGTCCCCATTTCACCAAATGTTCTTTGGTCATTCCCAGCTTACCCATACAGAACCGGGCAAGATTCCCAGACTGTTGGTTTTTGAGACTTTCGAGGTATTCTGGGGTAGGTTTTAGCGTTTTCGGCTCGGGAATATCTTTTTTAGTTGGGGGGTTGGGGGGGGATGAAATATCTTTCTCCGGAACCAGATGGTATCCGCAGTTATTCTCCCTGTCGCACCTGCCAAAGTTCTCCCCTACATAATCCCGCGTACCGGTATATACATACCTTACCAGGGACTTTTTCTGACATCCGGGGCAGTGGTGTTTTTTGGAGCCTACTTCTAGGGTATATTTGAAAGGTTTATTCATTCCTCTAAAGATTTTACGCATTGTTTGATGATCCACTCCTGTACTGGTGGTGTTACAGCGTTTCCGCATTGCTTCACCTGTTCTTTAGAGTTTCCAAGGATTATATAATCTGTATCGAAAGCCATTGAGGCTTTAACCTCTGGTGCCTTGATCATCCTGTAATAGCAATCTTCTATGCGTGGTTTTTGGTAATTGACTATGTATGACCTGTCATTTGTTGTCACTGTCCCTATAGGCTCAGAAAGCTTTGAGGATTGATTGCTCTTGTAATAATACTGGATAAAACTACTCCATGCCTGATGAGAAACTATCCCGTTATTGATCATTGTAGTTTGAGCAGGCATTGATTGAGTGGCGGGTTTTGACTTGCTTTGGCCTTTGTTTTGAACAATCAATGGACTTGTTAACAAGGCATGATTGATCCCTCCTGCCGTGATCGTAGACATAGTTTCTGCTGATGGTTTGGCCTCTCCTGTTTTGTTCATTTCTATTATCCAGGGCATCACCAGAGAGGATGTCTGCCGTACAGTTTGGGTCATAAATGGGTCTCCTATTTTCTTTACATATCCGGGAAGTGATGTGTGCTCACCTTTTACGATGATAGGCGTAGCCACTTCGTGACTTAATTCGGTACATTGGGTGCCTATAGGGTTAGTGGTGCTGTTCTTCACTCTTGATCCTAAACCGGATACTTGCCTTGTTTGAATTATCAGCGGATCATCCCCATATTTATCAAGGCCCCACTGGATGCGGTTCATCGTATTAGGGGATAGTGATTTTTTCCTCTCTCCTATCTTCTGTCCAATATCTGACCAGTCTATAGCATTGAAAGCAGCGTAGTAGTAAGGCGTGACAATAGTCCCATCTGATGGGCATACATATACATACTGGGTTCTGTACTTTCCAAATTTCCGTGAGGGATTTTTCCAGTTTTGTACTGACATTACATCCTTCCCACAGCATGTGCAAAATGCCTTTGGTGTATAGTCCAGGTCAGGTGCTTTGTTTCCTTTTTTCCAAAAAACGACATACATCCTGTCTCTGCTCTGTGGCGTTGGCCAAAAATGCATAGAGTTCAAGTAAAGGCATTTGTGATTATATCCGAGCTTATGCATCGCATTTAGCCAGACTTCAAATAGCACCCACCTGGTTTTTGCTTCGACCACGTTCTCTACTATGATGATTTCATAATCATGGTATTCTGCAAATCTGCAAACATCCCACATCGTGGCACGGCTTCTTTCTGAAGATGGATCGATTAGGCCATTGTCAAAAAGGTCAACTGATTGTTTTACCTTATTGTGCCGGTTACCACCTGCAGGGCTGTGTGTGGTGCACTCCGGAGAAGTTATCAGAATGTTTGTGCTGGGATATCTTCTGGGGTCACATGCTGATATATCGGTACAGTCATGGAGGGTATCTGGAAAATTAGTGTTGTGTGTTTCGATAGCAAGCTTCCAGTGGTTCAATGCCATTTTAACTTCTACACCAGCCTTCCTGGCTCCTTGTGAACTTCCGCCAGCCCCGCAAAACTGATCTGTTGCTGTTATATATGAATTCTTCATACTTCTCCCCCTTCCATGCGCTGCAGGCGATCTTCGAGCACCTGCAGCTTCTGTGTGTCTACTTTCTTTCTTACCGGGTCCAGCCCATGAATACAGTGCAGGCGGTTATAAGTCTGCTGGATCTCCACCTCGAGGGAGAACCTTTCCAGCTCCTTCTGCAGGGTAGCGGGATTCAGTGGATTTAATTTCTCTGTCGATGGCTGCGATGGATTTTTGGTAGGCTGTTGTGATTTCATTTTTCTTTCGGTAAAGGTGGTGGACTCGATTTCTGCGAAGGTGCTGCTTGTGCCTGAGGATGCTGACGGTACCCCTGGCCAGATCGCTAAGCTCCTGCACCTGGTCTATGGCGTCTCCTCTGGTGATGTGGTCAGGTTTCATGATTGTCCTCCTTTCCGGGTTGGGTGATGGGGTGAGATGGTGATGGAGTGAGTGTGTTGTCCTCTATTTCCATCTCCCAAAGTATTTGGGCTGATCTTTTTTCTATTCTCTTAAGAGTTTCTTTGGCGTTTTCGTAATAACCAAAAGTAATAGCGCTGTTGAATCCTAAGCCTAATGATCTGAGCTTCGGGTCAAATGGTGCGCCTATGCTATCTCGTGGAATGCTTTCGCAGGTATTGCCACAGGCACAGGTCACCCAGTGTTTGGCATATAGCTTTGCCAGGTCGTTCTCCACTATATCGGCATCTCCACTGATAGCACGGTCCAGGAAGCTGTTCCAGTCAAAGGGTTCTTTCCCTTCTCTTTCTGTGTAGGTAGTCATGGTTATTTGGTTTTGGTAAAAATTTTGATTTTCTCCGTTTTAGTCCCTATGCAGATATGATGGGGACAGCAGGAGGGCTGGTAAAATACCAGGTGAAAACCTGTAGGCTTTCGGTATTTGAGCGGATTGGCTTCTAAAAATACATTCACCCGGTCAGTAAGGAACTTGTACAGGGAAGGAAGGTCATAAATATAGTCTTCCATGATCTCTGTGGCGATAACTTCCAGGTATTCGTCTACATACCTGAGTAGCGGGTCTTTCCAGCTATCTTCCGAAGCCTGGAATCTTTTGATATATAATTCCATGTCAGTCTTCGTAGATGTCTAAAATATCTTTTCTGGTACGTCTCCCGGAAGCTCTCATGCTTCGGTACATGCGTACGGCTTTCTTCTTAGATGGCATGGCTTCCATTATGAGTAAGGAGAGGCCAGCTGCCATGATGATGGATAGTATCAGCTTCTTAGTCATATCGTATCTGGTTTGGTCCACCACTTATAATGCATGCCTACGGCTGTTATCAGGATGACTATCAGTGAAAGGATGGCCGCCAGGATAAGCGGTGTAAAGATGTAAGCAATGGTAATCCATCCTGAGAGATTCACCCCCATGGCCTGCAGCTGAAAGTAATAACTGAGGTTAGCCATGATGGCGATATAAGCCAAAAATATAGCGATGTGTTTCATTTTATTTTTAGGTTTTGGTTGGATAGAAATGTTTCTATTTCTGCATCTGTGACGGCCTGATGGGCGTAGTCTCTGATAGCCCGAAAATTGGCCTTCCACTGTGCGTCTGCCTTGATCCAGTCCAAGCTGATGCGATTTCTGATCTGATCACAGAGGGTAAGCTTGTACCCTCTCTTAAGCCTGGCACGGGTGCGAAACCATTGCCGCTCGTCTTCAAAATGTTTGCTGATGCTCATTTTTGTAGGCTTTTTGGATCAGGGAATCAATCTTTTCTCTAAGCTTGCTAAACCGGCTTTCCGGTGCGGGCATGATGGCGATGAGTTCACCTTCCAGATTGATGACTGCCCGCAGTTGCGTCTCTTCGGGGTAGTTGCTGAAATACCCCGCTACATTTCTGATCCTGGTAATGGCCCTAAGCTGTGCCATATCCCTCCTGCCAGCTGCCCGGTAGGCCTGCTCCCGGCTGTTGGCTATCCTTAGCAGCAGGTTACAGACTTGCCCCTTCATGCTCATTGTGGATTAGTTCGGATACTTTACACCCCAGGAATTGGGATATAGTCTCTAGCTGCGTGATGGTGGGGTCTTTCTTACCACTTACCCATTTGTTCCAGGTGTGGATCTTCACGCCCAGGGATTCCAGGACTTCATCAGTGGGCTTGATGTCCTCTATCCCTTTGTTTTTCATAACCTTTTTGATCTGGTTCATAACTTTTTGTTTGGTTTTGTATGACCAAATAAAAAGAAAAAGTTTTGAATTACCAAACTTTAGGTTGCTATTTTCTTGATTTTAGGCTTTATTTTTTAACTTTTATGTGTGTAAAACCAAACTTTTAAGGGCTTAATTCGTTATTATTGGAGTGTATTTTTTCGGAACTTAGCAGCCTAATGTAATGATTAACAAAATTTTAAGATGCATTTAGGTACTTATCTCAAAGAATTAATTAAGGAAAAAAGGTTTTCTGTTGCTGAAGTAGCAGAAAAGGTTGCGAAATCTGAAACATCCGTAAGGAAAGATTTTGAAAAAACAGCCCTGCATATGGGCTCAATCGAAGCGTATGCAAAGGTGCTTGGAATTAATATTTACCAAATTCTATCCGAATCCTGGCGATCTGAACATGATCCAAGCAGCCCCCGAACTTATAATACCCAGGAACTTATTTCCAAAACATTCGCCCATGAACCTGGACAGGAAATAATCCCTGCCCTTCCATCATCAAAAAAATCATCTGTCCAGGCCGATAATATCACCGTCTCCATAGACCTCACCGGCCCCAAAAAAGATGCAATTCTAAAAATATTACTCCAAAAATAACCAACCTGGTTTCAACTTACATCTGTAAACAGCTGTGAATGAAAGGTTTTTAGGACACCTTCCGGGTGTACCAATAAAACCAAATCCCCCTGCATTGTGTGAAAAACGGTGCTGGGGGTCATTCTGAGCATAAGGTTTGGGAGGTAATTTGAATGGGTGGTTACAACATTGTTTCAACATGGTAAATTGTAGCGCAAAGATTGTTTTTAATCCGCAACGGGTCAGGATGGATGGGACGGTGCTGTTGTATCTCCGGGTGATTGTGGACAGGAGGCGAAAGGATATTGATCTGAAGCTTTACTGGCCGGTGAAAAGGTTTGACAGGGATAAGGGGCGGTGCTTAAGTCTATCTAAGGATGATACCAGGTATAATGATCATAATCTAATTCTGGCAGCTGCTGAGGGGAAAGCGAATGATATCTTTGTTAGGCATCGCCTGCAGGAAACGGTACTTTCTTTGCCTGTTTTTTTGAAGGAATATTATTCTAACCTTAACAGGGATTCGGTCATTGAGTATTATCGTAAGAAGATGTTGCTCAGGTATAGGCAGGGGGAGATCAATGATCAGAGCAAACGGAACCATACGAGCACGCTTAACACGTTAGAAGCCTGGAATGATCATTTACTTTTTTCGCATCTTAATAACAGGACTGCTCAGCTATTCGATACTTACCTGGCACGAAAGACAGGGGCCAAAACGCTGAATGGGCGGTGGGCACATCATAAGAATTTCAAGACGTACCTTAATCAGGCTAAGAAAGTGGATGGGATAGAGTTTGTCCATCCTTACGATCATTTTAAGGCTAAGGCTGAGGTCAGCAGGTACCGGCCACTAACCAAAGATGAATTTTTACAGTTTTGGGATTTTTATCAAGAGCCGCTGATCCATCCTTCGCATAGGATAGTCTTGCGGGCATTTTTGTTTTCCTGTGTGACGGGCATTCGGCATGGTGACCTGAGGCGGTTTACACTGGACTGGATCGATGGTGATAATTTTGATTTCGTACCGCATAAGACCAAACGATTTGGCACGAGGGTACGGATGCCGATCACCGCTGAGGCGGTGGATTTGATTGCTGATGAGATGGACGAGGTAGGCTTGTTTCCTCTGTTCTGTAGCATGTCGGAGCAGAAGCAGAATAAGTACATCAATGAAGTGTCTGACCTGCTTGAAATCAAGATGCCTGTATGCTTTCAGATCGCCCGGGAAACATTTGCCACCTTGTATATGGAGCATGACGGGAAGCTGGAAGTACTTGCCAGCTTTATGGGGCACACGACTACGAAGCAAACCGAAAAGTATGTAAAGATCATGGAAGCACGGAAAAAGACGGAGAGTTTAAGGATAAGTAGATTTATGGTGCGGGATTAGGTGATGGGGTTATTATAGATTTTATCTATTGAATTTTGAATTCCATTTTTTGGTGAGGATATTAACACAATGTTTTAATATCCGAGTTGGCGATAATGCCCTACATCTCCGAAGGAAAGAACCACCTTTTACACTTTTCGCACTGGGTTTGCTTAATCCCTTTTTTAGCCTGACTTTCTGCCCAATCGTGCCACTGAACATAACTATTTTTCAAATTAGGTTTGTGGGATGGGCACATATCGCCAACATTGGCTAAATCCAATGCTTGCTTATCGTGTTTTTGTTCGCTCATTTTTCTAAGGTTGCGTATTAGCATTTTGACATCTCCGTTTTTCATGGTCGCACTGGTTTTAGCCTTTGCCGTTATCTCTAATTTGGAAGATAAAAAGAACATGTTTCTACTTCATTGAAGAGGGAAGAAAATTTATTCATTGATGGTCCCAATGTAGATCCATTTCCTTTGCCTTTTGTGTATTCTATTTTTGTGAATTTACTCTCGTTGGTATCGTAAATTATTTTATCAATTACTCCGTCACAAAAAAAGGGGAATGATATATATCTTGCTTTTGTTTTAACCACCTTGACTGTTTTTTCTAATTCAGGCAGAATTTCAAGCGCACGCTTATAAATTTTCTTTTCTAATTCAGTCATAATCCGAAGTTAGTTATCAATTATCAGAATTCTCCGGGAATCCTGGGATTGAGTGATTGGGTGATTTAGTGATGGAGTGCACTTTATCCGCTTGTTCTCCACAAGGCGGCTCAGAAAATTCTCGTTAAATCATCTTTGTCTAAATATCTGTCCGCATCCTTAACCGCTTGCCTCATGCAATGCTTTTCCCCGTGATCCTGTCCGCTATGAAGGAGGATTCTTTTTCCATCATCAGCTTTCGTTTCCACATACCAAGTGAATAGATCATTTATATTGTGATAAACCACTAACCTAAGCCCGCGATAGCCGATGTACTTACAATTGTCGCTGGATAAATTCCAAGCTTTATTTTCGATTTCCATAATTCAAAATTTGGTTTCAGCCGCCCAGATGGAGAACAATAGATAAAAAACAGGCGGGGCTATTGCTACTATTATTGCACCCGAACCTATGTTGCAAGCGTCCTAAGTGCGGCTTCACGCCAGTTATCCCGCCCGATTTTTTATCAAGGCCGTTATCTCTAATTTGGAAGATAAAAAGAACATGTTTCTACTTCATCGAAGAGGGAAGAAAATTTATTCATTGATGGTCCCAATGTAGATCCATTTCCTTTGCCTTTTGTGTATTCGATTTTTGTGAATTTACTCTCGTTGGTATCGTAAATTATTTTATCAATTACTCCGTCACAAAAAAAAGGGAATGATATATATCTTGCTTTTGTTTTAACAACCTTGACTGTTTTTTCTAATTCAGGCAGAATTTCAAGCGCACGTTCATAAATTTTCTTTTCTAATTCAGTCATAATCCGAGGTTAGTTATCAATTATCAGAATTCTCCGGGAATCCTGGGACTGAGTTGGGGTCTTTGGTGATGAATTGGATTTCCATTCTTAGGCATCCGGCGAGGGCGAAAAGGTTGTTTATCCCGATGTTTTGCAGGCCGTTTTCGAATCGGCTGAGGTGGTGCTGCTGCTTTAGTCCGGCACAGCTGCCAAGTTCTGACTGGGAGAGGCCGAGTTCTTCACGGCGGTTGCGGAAGTGTTCGCCCGTTTTTTTACGGGCGATGTCTGCTATTTTAGGGTTGAATTTTTTGTCCATTTTTTTATTTATTTAATCGTTACCAAAGATGGGCAGATTGTCTTATAACTATTCTTACCATTATGGATTACTATGTGGTTTGCATTTTGAATAGAAATGTAAGGTTCCCCTTTTTTAGGCGGAACCAAAGAGGTATTTTTTTGCAGGAATTCTTTTGGAATATCTGCAAAATAAGCGCAGGTTTTACCAGACATAGACCAGTTAGCATTTAAAGTGATCTCCTCATTCCATATATCAATAGTAATCTTTTCAGGATTTTCAGTGGTCACCTGATTCCATGTATCTTCTACAGCCTGTGAGTTACTCCCTGAATGGCCTACATGACTGGAAGCAGGAGGTAATTGACTGTAGTCTTTTTCAGGATTTATAATTTGATTTTTTGTTCCTGATGTTAAATTTTTGATTTGAGTTTTCATGACCTTTAACTTTTATTTCCCTAATGATTATAATGTAAATATACACTATAATGTATATATAAGTCAAGTAAAAGAGCAAAAAAGATTGAATTATTTTTTTTACATAAAAAACAAAGCGACCAGTACACCTCCGGCCATGGTGGCTGATAGGTCAAGGATGTTTTCGAGGTTAATTACTTTGCTTCTGGAATAATCCCAGACTTCTTTCATGAGCCGATGTCGGTGGCGTTTCGGATGATTTCGTAGGGGTCTTGGCTGTAGAGCAGGGTGAGTAATCCTACTATGATGCCTGCGGGTAAGTGGAGCAGGAGCTTGTCTGCGAAGGGGAATAGTTTTCTGATGCGTAGGATTATAGGGTGGTTGATCATGGCTTACCTGTTTATGCGACTGTCGGATTCGATGTCGTTGAGTACCTGGATGCCTGTGAGGATGTCTCTGGGGTCGTTATATACTTTGAGTCGGTCTGGCCAGGTGGCTATCAGGCCGCGCATGTCTTCCATCACTGCTCTGAGCTGGCGGAACTCGGCCATCATCTGCTGGGCTTGCATCTCTGATCCGGGAACGCTGATTCTTCCGGAGGATTGGGGTGTGGACATGGAGGTCACTCCTCCTGCTGCATAGGGGGTGGCTCGCTGTCGCTCTGCTTCCAGGTAACCGAAGATATCAGCATACTTAGGACTGCGAAGCATCCAGTTAGGGCCTACCCATTCGCTACCTTTCTCTCCTATCACTCCAAATGATGGACTGCCTACATGCCCACCGTTGGCATAGCTGCCTACCCATCGGGTATTGGTGCCGTCAGGCATGGACCAGGCACCATTTCCTCCCATCATCATATCCACGACATTTCCTGATCCGGTGGCTCCTCCTGATGCGTACTTGGTTGTACGTATTTTGTTTACGGCGGCCGCAGTCCTTACCCCTGCGGCAATAGATAATCCAGTAGCTAATGCTGGGCCAACAAATGGTATAGGGCCATTAGTACTCCAATAACCCTGAATTTCAGTAATACCATTTGAAATAACTTTCGCTATATCAAAGGCTTTGGTAGCGGTGGCGACTGCTTTTCTGGCTTTAGAATTATCTTCAAGTAAATCCAAACCAAGCTGTAAGAAGCCCCGCGTGGCCTCAAGTCCTGCTTCCTGTATTTGTCTCTTGAAGTCCTCTGCCCGCTGTGCTTCATCTATTTTATTGTCGGCAATTTCTTTATCAATATTCGCAATCTGAGCTTTCAGTTTAAGTGCCTGGTTGGTTTCTCCTTTGTTGGCATTTTCCAGAATAGCAAGCTTCTGTAATGCATATTCCCTTTGTATTTCTAAAAGCTTCTCATTTTTACTATATTCAGCTTGAATTGCATTAGTGGCATCCAACTCAAAAAGCAAGGTTTTTCTTTCTTGTTCTTCGTCAAACTTTTCAAATTTTTTCTCAATTTCAGCTTTTTCCTCTTCCTCTTTAAGTTCAGCAAGCTTATCCCTTCGCTCCTGTCTCTTAAGTTCTTCCATCTCTGCGAACTGCTCCCGGACGGCTTGTTTTTCTTCTTCGGTGAGGGTTTCATTGTCAATGATGGCCTGCCGGCGTTCTTCCATTTTCTGGATTTCCCTTTCCAGATCAAGGTCTAGTTTGGCTGTTTTCTTAGCTAGTCCATCTTCCATCACAGAAATGCGCAGGTCTTCCAGGGATTGCTCCGCTTCTATGGATGCCTTGACATATTCTGCCCTTAGCTTTTTCAGTTGTGCCTGGTTTTCTTTCTCTGCCTTGCGCTGCTCATCCAGTTGCTTCATGTTCTCAGCGTGGATCTGCTTGGAAATGCTGTTTTCCACAGACTTGGCCCGCATCCGCTTGGATGCTGCCTGGGCTTCGAAGTTTGTACGCTCGGCTACCAGCTGCTGCAGTTCCTTTTCGTCTGCCCGTGAAGTATCATTAAATGACTGCTCCATTTCCATTCGCTCGATCTTCATGTCTATGAAGTTCTGCTCCTGATTTAGCAGCTCATCCTGTGCGGCCTGTGCATCCCTGGCGGCCTTAAGCCTTACCTCTTCACTTTTGCTCTGGTCCTGAGCGATCTCCCGGGCTTCTTCATAAGCCTTATTAAGCCTGGCACGTTCGGTGAGGAGTTTATTTTCCGTCTCCTGGATTTTGATGTTCATTTCTGCCAGCCTTGACCCCTGCTCTATACCATCAGTGAAAGCAGATGAAAGCTCCTCTCCTGCCTGGGAGGCTCCGTCTTTAAGGGTGTTGAATCCTTTGCTTAGGTCACCATTTAGCAATTCTCCCAGGCCTTTGAACAGGTTGCCGCCAAGGTTCTGGACTACGCCCTGGAGCTTTTCGAAGATCACCCGCATAGGGGTAAGGACTTTGTTTACCTTGTCTATGCCGTCCTGAGTGCTGGTAAGGTAGTTGATCAGAAGCCCGAGACCTACGAGCAGGGCACCTATGCCCGTGGAGATGATGGCACCTCTTAGTGTCTTGAAGCCTGTAGCCAGGAGGTTGACGGCCATTTTACCTTTGCCCATGGCGGCGGTGAGGCCATTGATGATACCTCCGAAGGGTGTCATTTGCAGAAACTCATTGTTCATTCCCTGCAGGGCTTTCTGCGTGCCAAATACGGAGGGCTTCAGGTCATCCATATTTTTCTTGACACCCTTAAGCTGTTGTGACTTTTTGGCAAACTCCTCCGATTCGGGGGAGAGTTTTTTGAGTTGGTTTTGGAGAAGGCGGGCGGCAGCGGTCATGTCGTTGAAGGTGGCATTTACCTGGGTACCGTCTGCGATGATCTTGATTTTTCTCTGTTCGGTGCTGGCCATAGTGCGGATATTTATGGCAGCAAAAAAGCCCTTTTTAGGGGGCTTTTAGAGGACAGGGGAATAATCTTAAATGTTAAAATGTTAATGGTTAAAATGTATTTTTAGTTTAGTGGACGGCCGTCTTTAATGGCCTGTGCATCTGTGATGAGGCCGATGATGACCTGGTAGTGAAAGACTTTCTTTCGGCGTTCGGTGAGGTCTGGTTCTTCGGCATTGATGATCCAGCCTAGCAATAGATCGGTCATAGTGTCCCTTATATCATTGAGATCATCAGCGATAAGAAGGTTTTCGATGGCTTCCAGGGCCATGTCTGGTAACTGAGGTGCATTTTTCATTTTAGTATTGATTTTTTAGATTTGAAGGCATAAAAAAACGGTGCCCACTTCCCGCTCTAAAAGTCCAATACAAGGGCTTGCGACTAGCCATTATAACTAGTGCACGGGGTTAGACACCGCAGATTTTTAGGGCATAAAAAAACCCGTCAGCAACGCAGCGGGCAGTTTCCTACCCTTGTATATTAAACTTTTAGAATTATAAATGTACTTCATTAAAAGTTGTTTACCTCAGAAAAAACGGTACAATAAGTTACGGAAAAGTGTATAAAAGGTTGAGATTACTCAACCTTTTCGATCATTCGCTCAGCAGAAGCGAGTAGCATGCATAATCTTAAGGTATTCGAATCAGGAGGGAAATATTCCATGCCGTAGTCCTGCATCATCTCCATTACCTGATCATCTCTGATCATAGGGCAGTTATCGGCTATTTTTCTCCTTACCTGCTGTTTTTCGTTGATTACTTCTATTGTTGTCTTTTCGTCAGCCATGGTTTTTTTTATTTTGTTTTGAGTCCTTTATGGGTATGCCGTAAGGGCCTATTGCAATAGGCCCTTACGGCAATTGGCCCTTACTGGTATAGGCCTTTACTCGCTTATGGTGCTGATTATTTTTGTTTTTTCGGGATTGATGAGGTATTTTTTTGTTAGTTCCTGTTCTACGCCTCCCAGTAGTGGATTATTGATTGTGTAGGTCATTTGCCATACTTCACCTATTTTTTTTGATGGATTTTCCTGATAGAAAAGTAGTTTTTTATAAGGTGCTTCCAGAAAGGTTTCTTTTTTGTCTCCACGGTACAACTTTACAAACGATTCTAGTTCATCAGGACTGTCCTGGTAGATTCTTCCAAGCTGTTCAATCTTTTCATTCACTTTAAAATCGATGTATTCCGATAATTCAGCAATAGAATCAGCATAAAATGTTTCTCCTATCAATTTAGATTCCTTCACTTTTAAGTTAAGGTCTATCTTGGTGCCTTCGATCAGCTGTTCATAATCTGATACCAGCTGCTCTTCTTTGCTCATGCCACAGGAATACAAAAAACCAAGGCAAACAATCGCTAAAATTACTTTTTTCATAACATTTGGGGTTTTGGTTAAGAACTAAAGATACTACTTTTTATCAAAAAGCATAACGGGTTTACCTCCGTCCTGATTAGCGATCATGTTAAGTACCTTTTCGCTCATGTCTTTACCGGAGACTTCGGCATAGAGTTCACCGAGTCGGTATTTCATATGAGAGACGCCTTTTTTCCATTTCTTGGCCTTTCGGCCGGAGCCTACCAGCCTTCGGATGGTGTTGTCTCCACGGGTGATCCCCTTGCCTACGCCGTAATGCACAAAGTCACCATAATGGGCATAGCTGATGGTAAGTACCACGCTGTAGTTGCCCTTAATGGCAGAATGCACCTGGAAACTGCTCTCAAAATTGCCAGTATCACCGATTTTTAACTTTCTGAACCGCTGCCGAAATTCCTTAAGGCCTATCCGGGGGAATTCCTCTACCAGCCCGCGAAGATTGATCTTCTGATTGATCGATAGATTGCTCATAGCTTTACGGAATAGAGTTTTAAGCTTGTCTTGATCCTGTCTGCCCGGCCATCGGTGTTGATGCTGGCTTCGTATTCATCCACGACCCACTTTAAGTTGTCTATCATCACCTTTCGGCTGGTGTCCAGCTGCAGGAGTTCTACCAGACTAAGCTCCACGGTGCGCTCGGTGTATTCGGTGTAGCTTTTCCAGTCCATCCATTCTGTATAGCATCGGGCAAGGATGCCGTCTGCCCCATCCCACCGGAGAGACATCCCCGCCCGGAGGTAATGGCCCACAGGATAATCATTACCCAGGCTGTCCGTTGACATGCCCTCAAAGAACATGAACCTTAACCCGCCCCTGCTCTCAGGCTCCATGTCCAGCGCCGGACCGGAACCGGCCTGCTCCACATAAGGAATGTCCCACTGCCCTCCGTAAGGATTGGTCTCGGAAAGCATCCGCAAGGGGCTGGCCTGTACATCCGTGACACTTGCTCCCGATCCTGTGCGGGATTCCATCCATCCGGGCAGGGTGTCGAGTGATTTATCTTCAGAATCTGCCAGCATACGGAACAGAAAGCCGTCACTTTCGTTAGGTTCGAGCTTATAGCCCTCGTTTGCCCGGTGATTCAGGTCAGTATAGGCAGCATCATTGAGCCAATCACTGATCCGCTGAATGCTTACCTTCCGGGTGAGGGGATTGACCACATAGGTAATACCGAACATAATGGCCGTATCTATCAAAAAAGAACCGATGGAAACGGGCGGCAAGTGGCTGGAATAGGCCATATTTCCGCCCCTTTGGTCGTAATTATTATAGATAACGACCCGCTTTATAGCCTCTTCCGCTGTCCAATTACCCTCAATGCCAAAATACCCCAGGTCACGGAATACCTGATCCAGCACGAAAAGCAAAAAAGGGAAAGGAGTGACAGCATAGTTAATCCCATCGTCTGTAGGATTATAGAGTCGATCGTTTGCCTGATCGTATAGATTGACATAGCCCACATAGTCCGGAGAGGCTTCCGGGGTGTAGAAAGTGGGGTTTTTGACGGTGAAGTGTGCATAATTAGCAGCGGGGTAAATATTGGTCGTGTTGAAAGTAGCAGGAACTTCGCCCAGGTCAAGGTCAGTAAGTTTCCTGTTTTGGATCCGGGTCTCAATATCGCCGGCATCTGTATGAAAGCTGAAATTATACGCCCCTGTATAATCCCTTAACTTAAGGGTGCCCACCTTCCAGAGCAGGTCGGCAAAGCGGATCTCTGCATCAGGATAAGTGCGGACACGGGAAGTGTTGTTTAGCAATTTGGAAAACTGAAAGACCTTATTGTTTAGCCTGCTGTCCAGGGCAGCTATATTATAGACCTTAGGGCCGTACAGCTCACCCGGTACCGTATAGGGAGAGCGGGCACCGATGGTAAAAGAGGCACTCTGGCTGAGGTCAATATTTTCGCCTGCGATAGCTACGCTGATCATAGTTCGGGTGTGTATCTTCGGATGGATGGATAGATGATGTCCAGGGAGATCAGGTCGATGTTCTGAAAATCATCCCGCGGGTCAAAGTCAAACTTAACCTTTACGGGCAGATAGCCACTGGCCGTCTGCTCATAGACCTCCTCAGAGATGGACAGGTCTATAAGGTGCTTTCGCTCCTGCCCGTTGAGACTATCCACCACGGCACGGGCGGTGATCTGTCCATTTTTGCTGACGGTAATGTTCCGGCGGTCTGCATAGCTGAAATCCACCGGAAGTTCACGGCTGATCGTCTCCTCAGATGTACGGATACTCTCACTGCCCCGCCCCATACATAGGAGATGATCCCAGGCGCCGAGGCTATTGAGGTAGATAAGCTTTCGGTAATGCTTCCGGGTAGGCCTTACCCAGTAACTTCGCTGCTCAGACACAGCATCCTGACCGCTGAAAAGCTGGATATCATACGTATCGATCACCTTATCCGGGTCCATCACATCCAAACCCAGCTGCTCCACCCCTGCCGGGAAGCGGTACACCTCAAACGGCTGTACGCCCGATACCGTGCCAAAGTCAAAGCTAACCACCTGCCCATCCGTGAACTGCACCGTGATGCGCTGGGTAATGGAGGTGTAGCCAGGCACAGCCACCACGAAATGCAGGTAAGCGTGTTGGTCATCTGCGATAGAGACCTCCTGAGGCTGCCAGCTTAAGAAAGGCCGCTGCTCCTGCAGGTAGGTGTCAAAGAAAACGTCCTTGGCAAACTCCTGATCTGATAAGCCACCAAACAGCACATAGAAAGTATCTATCTGCGTGGCTGCCGCTGGTGTGGGCGGGGTACCGTACTTCTCAAAGTACCGCAAATAAAACCGCTTGAATACTTCAGGCACCCGAAGGATGGCCGTATCTCCGAAAGTGGGCACAGCTGCGGACATAAAGCTATTAAGCACCTGCTCTACATTGAAATAGGTGCTTCCGTCTGTCCGTGCCGGGTGTTCGGACTCGTATTTTTTGGCGAAGGTGTCAGAAAGATAGTCCTCTTCCAGATAGACTTCACAGACAAAGGAAAGATTGTCCTTCGCCTCCGGACTGGCTGCCTGCAGGGAAAGCCAGATAGGATTTTTGGAGAAATAAAACTTAATGTCCTGCACCACCACCGATACTGACTGCGCACAGCCGTTGGCATCCGTGACAGTGAAAATATAACTGCCATTGGGTAAGATATAGCGGTCTCTGCTCGTACTGTCCGGGCTTCCATCATCCCACAGGTATGTATAAGGAGCCGTACCCCCGGCGATGTCCATTTCTACATTTCGCCCGGACTGATTGACCGTGACCGTGAGCCTTTCGGGCTGGGTAATGGTCAGGGAAAAGGTGCGTGAACAGCCAAGGGCATCAGAAATGGTATAAGTATAGGTACCTACAGAGAGGGTATTCCTATTGATCCCCACGATACCATCACCCCAGGTCATGGTAAGTGGAGCCGTGCCCCCGGTAAGTGCGGGGAATGTGACCGCTCCATCATCCCCGCCATAGCAGGAAACATTTGTAATGGTGGGGGTGGGGGTGTCTATAGCCGGAGAATTAAGCCCGATGGTCACTTCGAGTGAAGTGACATTGGCCGAATCATCCGTGACCGTGACATTATACGTCCCTGCCAGCAGGGCAAACCGCTCGGAGACATCCAGCCCGGGTGCATCTGCCCATGCATAAGAATAAGGCGGATCACCGCCAAAAACATTCAGAATAATGGTGCCATCTTCCGTACCGGAGCAAGACTGATCTACCTGGCTGCTGACCTCTGCCGTGAGAGGGCCTGCCCCTGTCTGCGGGGCTTGCTGATCTGCAAATACATGGCTCCAATCCTCTTCCGTGAAAAAGGTAGTGAAAGGATCATACCTGTACTTGTAGCATTCCTTAGTGGCTACATACGAAGTCTGCCCCTGTGGTACTACAGCATAGATATCATAGACAGACTGGGAGCTGCCATACTGATCCACCCTGTTTCTGGTGACCTCCAGGCGGACGAGTAGATTAAAAGAAAGTGCCTCTGAAAGGGTAATGGTGATATCCCTTTCTCCATCCTGAACATTAGGGTCTTGACTGGCAAGTCCTGTACAGGTACTGGGAATATCCACAGTCACATCCACGGTATAAGGCGTGGCCCCGAGAACGTAGTCGTATGTTTTGGTTACAGCTGCCATTAGGAGAACATGTCAATATTGAAAGCATTCTCATCCAGGTTAAGTGCCACCTGATGGGGAATGCTGATGGTAAAATAAAACTTGGTGCCTGCCAGGGAGTCCACTTCTAGGTTAGAAATCTTCTCCTGCATGGCTTCGGTCCAGTCGAAAACACCCTCCTGGATATTCTCATCATAATAGTCATCCAGAAAGGAAAGAATGTCCCTGCCTATCTCCTCCGTGTTATCAAAGACCTGCTCCTGCATGGCCCAGTCGTCCTTATGAAACCTGTCGAGGATAAAGAATTCGCCCTGAATGATTAGCCGTTTTGCATCCTTTGAGTCCGAATCTGAGTAGCGGGCAGAGAAAGCATTGAGCAGGAGGGCGGGAAAATGAAGCTTGTTCTTAATGCTTCGCAAAAATTCTGTGATATCCTCCCTCGCCAGCACAGGGTGAGAGGAAAGATTCATCCTGGCAAAGTGATCCTCGTTAGCTGAGTGCAGGATCTGCTTGTGATTAGTGGCCGCCTTTCTGAAAAAAGCCGTATAGCTCTGATGGTCTTTAATTAGCATGTCTCATTCTGTTTACCTGTTCCTGCTTCTTCCGCTCCTGGTCATCCTTGACCGTGATCTCCATGTGGAGCATGATCTTGTACATGCTCGTGCGCTCCGTTTCCCTGAGGCTCCCGAAGGTGCCGCCGCTGATCTTCTGGATCGTCTCCTGCCAGCCAAAGGACTCCACATCACTCTTGGATTCTTTGAACACCCGGTAAAATACCTCTTCCCATTCCCTGCGGCATCCGGTGTACCAGGTAAGGATGGCAAACTTGTGCGCCGGGGAGATATCGGCAATGATCCGCTGCCTGAGCGGAACCTGCTCTTCTATAAATGGCTGCCTGAGATCCTTTTTCCACTCAGGATGTCCGGGTCCCATGTCAGGAATGGCCTCCCTGTAGAGAATAGCGATCATCCTGTCCAGGTCTTCAGTGTCTTTAGATGCCGAAAAATCAATAAACGCCTGGTCAGCCTCTGTCCATTCCTCAGCCATAAGCGTCTCAAAACCACCCATGGGGCCGTGAAGGGTGATGTTTTTGGCTTTTAATGTGGTGATTTTGTTGTCAGTGAGGGTGTTTTCCTTCTCCAAAAAGGCCACATAGGGGAATAAATCAGGGAGAAAGTCCCCAATCATCAGCGTCTGAAACCATGAAAGCCCCAGCAGATAGCGAAGGGCGGCGATGCGAAAGCGGTAAATGTCACCACTCTCCACATATATAAGGTGGCAGATGTACAGAAGTTGCTTTTCCGTCAGTTCATTCCAGGAAGAGGGAATCTTCTTAACGATCCTGCCATCAGGGATAAATTTTCTTGGATAACGTATATCAAAGGCTACCATAAGGGAAATGTAGCAGAGAAAGTGGTGAATCAGGAGGACAAAGAAAATGTGATTATGTGATGTGATGATGGTATGATGTGCTGATGTGCTGATGGTATGATTTGCTGATGCTAAAAGAAACCTAAGGATCTTAGTGCTGATATTACCACGATTACTATGACTACTACGATGATGATCATTAGGTAGTCTTTGGCTTGTTGCCAGAATGTGGGTTTTATGATTGTTTCTTTGGTGGTGTTGATGGTTCGGAGGCGTTCGATTTCTCGCTCCATGATCTTGATGGTCTGCTCCTGTTGCTCGCATACAGCGAATAGATTACCCATCTGATCGAGAATCAGGCCTACCTGCAGCTGTGTGTCGGGATCGGTATAGGTCAGGGTCTTATTGATGACCTCAGACTTTACCCCGGACTGGATCACCTTCACCAGGGAATCCAGATTAACAGAGGGGCTGTAGATAGTCTGTCCGGGAATCTCCACTATTCTGGGAACCTCCCGGACAATGACCGAATCCTTCACCACTGTATCGGTGATCACCTGTGGAGCAGTGCAGCCCATAGCGATCACGAGTATAAGCAGGAAAAAAATAAACTTCCACATCATTTCCTGCGCTTACCCATCAGTGGCTGGAATACCATCGGCTTCCATAATATACCGTAGGAAGCCAGTGCCGTCACCACAGAGAAAAACAACTCCACCGTGTTAGCTCCGAGTAAGAAAAATACTCCCACAAATACCCCCATCACGATAACGGCTGCCGCCCGTGAATCCAGCTTGGGAAAATATCGCTTAAGAAATTCTGTGACAATAGGGATGAGCGTAGTCATCCAGATGTTAATTAGTTCTGAGATTTCCATATCTAGTTTGATTGGTTGAAATAATGATTTGAGATGCTGAGGTAATTAATTTGGTAATTTCTTTTTTCGTCATATTAGAAGACACCACGTCCCTGAGGCCATCACCATTTAAGTCCCTTCTCTCCTTCCCCACAGCTATACAGCCTCTGAGTTGATTAACGAAATTTGCCTCATGGATAAGAATATATGTTCGGTTAGGCACGTCCAGGACATGCAAGTGATCCCTGAACCTGTTTGATCGCCTGGGCACTATAGGGTAAGTTCCCTCAGGAATGCAGGAGATGCTCTTCTGGTTATCCCTCCATGGCAGCTCTAGGGTATAGCAGGAGAAAATGACCTGCGCATTCTCATCCAAGACAAAAAGCTGCCCGGTAGTTTGCCGGTCGTTTTCCGGTAGGTCACGAAGTAGGATTAGGGTTTTCATGGCTTATCGTCAAGGTCTATTTCAAAATGCTTGATAATTTTAAGCAGGAATGGCCATTGCTTGTAAGTGTACCAGTTTTTAATGATGCTGGCCAGCTCCACGGTTACGAATAGGGAATAGAAAGGAATGTTTAGATAGCTGATAATCGACTCTGACCCATCGTCCAGCACGATCTTAGTGGCTATAGAATAGCTTATAATAATAGTGAAGTAAGCCAGGGACTTATCCATTAGCTTTCTTCTGAATTTTGTGAATGAAAACCGCTCCATACGAAAAGCGACATAAACACCTACCAGGGTGTCCAGGATAAACAACATAAAGAAGTTAAGCCCAAAACTCCACTGCGAAAAAACATACTGATCAATAATAAAAAAAAGCGTACAGATGCCTAGCCACCCTTTAGGGTGCTGTACTGCGTCCTGAATATTTTCCAAACTGCTGTTAATTAAGTTAGAACTCATACCCTGTATATTCTGCGATCATGCGGATGAATGGATTCCCGCTCTATTTCCTTTGCAAGAGTTTCTGTATAAAAATTAGAAGCATACCAAAGCGGAAACTTGCTGTCTGATGCAAGGCCGTTAAGGTATTCTTTCATGTTCGCTAAGTAGAATTCACCACGTCCGCGAAGCCCCCAGGCTTTCTTCTCTATGAGAGAAATAGGGGCCGAGGTCAATGTTCGTGCATCTCCCTGTAGTGCCACCTGATCGATGAAAACACCCTGATGATCAATGCTTACGGGTAAGGTCGTTAAAGCTTCTTCCATGGTCAGCTTGACCAGTGCCGGTCTGAGGTAATTATTTACAATAATGTCATAATCGGCATTGGGCGTTTCTGCTCCTATATTATCCATTATCGCCTGAAACATCCCATCCGGGAAAGCCCCGGCAAGGCGTTGGTTCTGGATATCCTTCATAATAGGGATCAGGGAACGGAAAGTAAGCGAGCTGCCTTTGAGCGACTCCCCAGCAGTTTCAAATGCGGTAACCGATCTGACCAGCAGCCCTGCTTTGTCTGAGTAATATGGTGAAGATGCCCAGTCAGGAAAAGAAGCCGGATCATCTTCCAGCAATGCCAGGAAATTATCAATGGCCTTATAACCACGGGACCCGGCAAGGTCTTTGAATCTTTTGACCTGCCCACCAAAGGCTGTTTTTTCGTTGTTCGTCTCCTGCCTGGTGATTCCCGTATCAGATACCTGCAGCTCTATTTCCTCTGTAGACTTATATACAGCCAGACAAGCGCATGCCGCTATGATGTGCGGTGCTATAAGTGAATTCGATCCTGTGTAGGTTTCCGCGTTCTTTTCAGAAATAATGGTATTCAGTAAAGTCTGCCCGAGGTAATACCTCAGCTCTCCCATCTCCACTTCATTGATGGCAGGGAGTAGTGACTGGAAAGAAAGGCCATTATTTACCTTTACATATTCCTGAACTTCCGATATATCTGAAATAAGATGTGCCATTAATTTGCCTGTTGGTTAGGTTCTATGATAGCACTTCGGGAAGGTGCCGGTGCTGTGGTTTCATTTGTCTGCAGGGCGTTCTTGAATTTGTACTTATACGGAGGCCATCCATTATAGGCACCAATCCATGAAAGCGGCTCTAGGATTAGATCCTGGTGTGCTTTTACCGTGTCGACATAGATGTTAAATGCCACACGCTTGTCTGATCCTGAGCCCGCCCCCATCTTGGAACCCGGCTGAATACCAATGATCGCCGGATCTATACCTAAACTGAACAGCAAGTGTGATGCTGCTTCGTTAGAATCCTCTATATAGATGCCGTCTTTTACCTTGTTATCCACAGGCTCCACCTTCCATCCCTGGTATTCTTTCTGGTACTGAGGATCAGAGATAAATGTCACCATCATAGAGTTGCCTGCATTGTCTTCACCTTTGAAAAACTTCTCAAACTTGTCCGCTTCCAGGTCTTGAAGTTCTTTCCTTTTTTTAGGTTCCATTTTATTGAAACCAGGATGCTTCCACTCCCACCACCAGGACGGAATCTGTATCAGGTTTTTGAGCGTAAGCTGGTTTTTCATTAAGGCCTTTTTGAACCTTGGAATAGACTGCGATAGTTCGAGCCATCCAGACTCCCTGGCCGTGTTCCAGTCCACAAGCGGATAATGGATTTCGTCCTCAGTAGGATAAGCCAGCGGGTAGATGTATTCAAAAGCTTTTCCCTCATCCTTATAGAATTCAGGCGTTTGATAAATGTCGATTAGCGGTAAGTGACGAACGTACTTAGAATCGGGATGGTAGTAAGATTCCCAGTCAGCGCAAACATACCCCTTAGAAATATTCCCAAAATCATCCGGCTTGGCAAACCTAAAATGTGCAGTCTTATAGCAAGAAAGCGAATACACCTCAGACCTGTCCTTGGTGAAGATCATCCGAGGAGTAGCGAAATAGAAATAGTAGAAGTTCCGAAGGGCTTCAATGGCGTACCTGTGAATGTGTGATCGCTGAAAAAAAGCTTCTACCTTGGGATCATAGGCCCTTTTGAATTTAGGTTCCTGCCCTTCCTCTGCTTCCTCAGTACCATAGACAATCTCATCATACGCAATCTCCGCCTGCTTCTTAAGTGAAGGCCCTATGATGGTAGACTTACGAACCTCCTTTAATATCCGCTGTGGGAATATATTATCCGTTCCCCAAGGTACCAGCTCCGAATTCTCAAAGCTCTTCTGAGGAGGAACGATTAAAGGCCGTAGAGATTTTTTTTCTACTGTCTGGAATACATTTCCTGTTGCCTTAGAATAGACTATATCAGGGGCTACCCCTTCGATGAAATTTCCCATTAGTAGAAAACCTTTTTATCGTTAAAATAAAGCATTAACCGAATGTGGAATTTTTTAATGTGTCCATTCTCTAGCAATAAATTTCTGGTTGCGTGTTCATAGTGATTAGCTTTTTTTTTGAAATCGGTCTTATTGGCGATCACCTCAAACCCTGTTTCTTTTTTTTTATCGTTATCCAATGATGCTAATAGACATTTTTGCAGAGATATTATGTTCCCTCCTTTTTTCCTGTTCTCATCCAAAGTGACAAATGAGATAGAAAAAGGAATACCTTCCCGCATAGATGTAATCGCATCATTTAGATGGATAATATTCATGTTCCGAATTAAACCAGACAATAGCTGATTTTAGAGGACAAACAAAACCTGATTTTTTTTATCTTTTTTTTATATGCAAGGAAAAAAATTATAAATATTTGATTTTTAGATCCTTAATAGGGTTCCATTTTCTTTTCACTGCAAAAACCGTAAATGGTGCCCCGCCAGGATTCCCTCCTTT